GCCTGCTTGACCTGCGATGGATGTGTCAACCCACTGCCATCCGAGTGGCATAGTTGATGAAGAACCAGAACTACCCGCAGTTCCAGCAGCGCCCGCTGCGGTTGTAACTGCGTTACCCCCGGCGTTGCCACTTCCTGCGTAAGCAAGCAGGTTGTTTGCTGTGTTGTTGGTTGTAATGCTTACATACGAGTGGATGCCCTGTGCTGCGCCAAGACTCAAGTAGAGAATGTCGGGGATGGCCCATAGAGGCACGGTAATAGATGTTTGGGCACCCGACCCACCGCCACCGCCCCCGCCGCCCGCTGCGCCAATAACTCCTGTCCCACCATTGCCCCCACAGCCCAAAAGCACAATGTTGCACATGGTCTTGCCGCGAGGCTTTTGCCAAGTCACCCATTGGGCACCTTGCACAGTGGCATTGCCAGTAAACACCTGAACATCAGCCGCCCCGTATGGCGTAGGGATGTGTGAAAAATCAAGCATTCAGCACCTCCGCTGCACGGCCTTTGCCGATCAATCCTCCAGCCTCTAGCATGTTGAGTGCGTAGGCCACTCGTTGGTCATCCAAGTCCACGCTTGTCCCATCTGCTTCCGGTGTCGCCCAATCAAGCATTCGCACAAACATTTCAACATCAACATTTACTTTGGATGCCTGCAAAATGGTCGTGAAGTCAGCGCCCAATCGACCAACAAACGCGAGTTTGGTAAGTCTGCGTGATGGTGTACTTGGTGCTGACTGTTCAGCCACCGGGTCAGGTAGCGCCCAAGCTGGAGGCTTTGGGTTTTCGTCAACAACCGCACCGCCATATCCGACTGGGTTGATGGTGTTGCCGTCAAAGTCAGTAAGGCGAAGCACTTGGCCGTTCAGTATTTCCTGATAGCCAATGTCTAGCAGGATGTATTGCATCAATAATCTCCACCAATGGGCGTTACCAGCCAGCCAGCAGCCACCGTAGTGCCCAATCCGCAATACACCTCCCATCCTGGTGGAAGTGCGATGTTCATTGGGTAATCAATGTCAACCGTTGCAGCCGTTGCGCTTGCCGTTGTCGCTGGCAATGACAGTTCACCGTACAGCTTGGAGTTTCCTACCCCGCTGTCGTCAAACGTGCCAGTCGTGTACATCGCAGTTTGAGAAAAGCTGTTTGTAGCGCTGGTGAAATAGCGGGTCAGTGCTTCCACGGCATTGGTGATACCAACATAAATGCGATAAGACACCACATTGACGTTGGTGGGTGCAGTCCATGACCACGCAATAGAGCCTGTAACGCCTGTGACAACCACGCCAGTGGAGATAGTTCCAACGGGTGTCAATCGGCCTTTTTCGTCAACGGCAATAATCATGCCGTAGTAGGTTCCAGCCCAAATAGTGCCACCAGTGCCGGAAGGTGTGCCAGTGGGTGCGCCAATAGCTGCGCCGAAGTTTTCAGCTTGGTCGCCATCATTCAGATAGATACGCGCCACAGTAGCCACATTGGTGCCAAGTGCTTTGAATCGCAGGCGCTGCAAGTAGCTGCCGTTGGTCGTATCAGCCGCAAACACTTCTTTGTTGTACGGGCTGATTGCGGTGTAGTCAGCGGCAGCGGTTTTCAGTAGTGCTGATCGTGTGATTGCACCACGGCGGCTGTAGATTGGGTCTGCATTTCCAGGCACTTGTATCTCCTTAAGGCATTGCGAGTCCGTTGATTCGGGCCAAAACTGCCCCGGTGTCAGCGTCTTCTAAAAAGTGTGCAACGGCAGAGCAAAACACGTCTTTAGTGCCTGCGCTGAAATTGACTAGGGTGTATTGACCGCTAGAACCGTCCAAAGGCTCGTAGCGCTCCATGGTCGTGCTTGCTGTCAGGTAAGCCGCTCCCGTTTCCCACTGGCCCGAAGTGTTGTCCACAATACAATATGTGAACGTGTTGCTAGGCCCGATGGCAAACGCATTGGCGAACGTCTGATAACCCGTAGGCGCAGTGCCTGACAGGGTTATCGCACCCGTACCTGTAGTGGTCGTGGTGTCTTTTACGCGGTCACGGAAGACTGGCATTTTTATGTGACGGTGTAAACACCATTGGACGCATCAAGCGTTGGCGTATAGGTATCACCCGCAGCCATTACCGTTGGCGAACCCCTATCCCAATAGCCGATACATTGGGTGTTTGTCAGGTTGTAGAGAATCACGTACTGGAATGTGAATCCACCACCCGATGCCGTCCAAGTAGGTGAAGCAGGAGCCGCCAAAACCAGCTTGTAAACGCCGCCTGTCTGCGCTGCGCTTGTCACGGTGCAAGTCACGCCACCTGCGGTATATCCGCCACCAGTAGACAATTCAGTAGCACTAGCCGCAGTGGTGTTTGTCGCCACGTTGGGCGCAGTGTTGGACAGAATCAGCCGCCAAGAGTCAGTGCCCGCATTAGCGGCCTCTTGTAGCACCTCTGTGCCAATTTGGTACTTCACATAGGTAAGTGTCGCCATTATTCTGATACCTCAATCATGCCAACTGCCTTGCCATCCGGCCCACGTTGCAGCATACGTTTCTTGGGCTTGTTCATTTGTTCGATGGTGTGAACCAGGGCCTGTGCAATCTGCCCGAAGTTTTGCATCGCTTGCATCATGCTTGCATCGCTTTTCTCGGAGTGTGATTTTACCTGCTCCCCGATTGCATTGGTGTCGATGTTTACAGCTGGTTTCTCAGCCGCTTGCGCATTCATAGCCGCAATCTGTAGCTTGGTTTCGCTGTCGATCTGCGCTTTCATTTGAGCGCGTTGGGTTTCTGCCTCTTGCTTGACCTGCTCCAATTGAAGGGCAAATTGCTGCTTAACCTGCTCCAACTGCAAAGCCTGCTCACCCTTGAATTGCTCAATCTGGGCTGATTGTTGGAGTTTGGCCTGCTCCAATTGCGACTTACCTGCCTCTACCTGCTGGCTGTGTTGCAGTTCCATTTGCTTGACTTGCAGGCTGTTGTCTTGGGGTTGCTGCTCTTGGGGAGGTGGGGGAGGCTGTTTAATCTTGTCGATTGAATCCTCAACCGCGTTGCCCATCTTTGCCCGGCGGGTCACGGTCAATAGCATCTCTTTCAATGCTTCGACGGGTAGAGCGCCCATTTGCACCGCTGGCATGAATCCTTGAATGACTTGATTCAGAGCGTTCATTGTGTCGCTCAGTCCCTTCATGTCCGATTCCATCGAAGCCGCGACGGTTGAATCTGTCTCTACGTCAACCTTGAACGTGCGCAGCTTGTCATCCCGTAATACTTGGATGATTTCATCCCAAGACGGGGGGATTTCAGGCTGTTGCGGGGGCTGTTGCCCCTGCATTTGGGCTTGCTGTGCCTGCATTTGCCATTGCATCATGGCCTGTTGCTTTTCTTCGGCAGTGGGGAATTTCAGCCCCGTCATGCTCGCCAGCGTCTCAGGCTGGAAACGCTCCCCAATCACTTCTGCCTGTAAGCGAATCAGGTCACGAATGAAGTTGGCGCAATCTGTTTGCATCCGCTTCAATCGTGCGCTACCCCATTGGGCCTTGATTTGCTGTGCGCCTAGGGTTTCGTTAGCGTCAGTCGATCCGCGCAGAATGTCAGAGATTCCGGTAATCTCGTAGATCACCTGTTTCGAGGATTCGCGCTGCACTTGCAAGATCTGCAATACCTTCGCGGCCTGCTCGATAGGCATGAACCAGATTGCCTTCTCCAACCCGCCGCGCTCCAATAGTGCGGTCACGTTAGAAGCTGGGATAAGGTCATTATCCTCCCCGCGCATCAGTTCGGACAGTTCGGACAGCGTGGAGTCGTAAATGCCGCGCATCTTCAATCCCTTAACCAGGATATTGATGCGACGGGTTACGGTGTCCAGTTCGTCCGCTTGTTCTTTGTAATACTCAAACAGGGGAGTCGGTACCAATGAACCGCTATCCTCGCAAGCGTACAGAGGCCGTGGATTCGGATAGAACCCAGTCAACCCCAATGGGTCAGCGACGACTTTCAGCGGTGCATTCTTGTAAGACGGCGCGACAAAGATAACTTCGCGTTCTTCCTTGTCCCATATCTCCCAAACCTCTGCTGTCTTGAACGCTTCGGCAACGTCCATGTCCTTTTCGTTCTCTACGTCCGGGTCGTCTGTCTTGTCCAATGGCACATCAGCGCCAACTTCCCCGAATTGCTCTTCTAGTTCGTCACGGGTCAAACGGTGCCGGAATGCTTCCCAAGTGATGCACGACCAGCTTTCACCCGCAGAGATGCGAAAGTCTTTCCATTGGACATGCTCAATCGGAGCTTGTTCCCAAGCCAGTTCCTCGTAATCGCCGTCAAACTCTTCGCCCTGCTCGGTGTCAGTTTCTTCCTGCACCTTGTTAAACGAGGGGATGTAACGGACACGGGCCAAGCCTCGCCCGGGTAAAAGCATGTCCAACACGCAAGCCCTGACCTGTGCGTCAAAGTCTGTTGTATCCATGCCATATTCAAGCGAACGGCCTAAAACCTCGGATGCCGCCTTGCCTAGCGGGTCTTCGTCTTTGAATCGTCTACGAACGTCAGGTTTGGGCAAGCTGTTGTAGATTGCCGGACGCATGGTTTCGGTATTCGACCAGAGAATGTTAAAGCTGTGCTTCTTAATCTCTTTCTGGCGATACCGCTTTAGAACCTTGTCGCCTTTTTGCCGCCATTCGGATTCACGCTTATCGGCGAGTTTCAATTCCAATAGCCAGCGACGGACAATCCCGGCCTTATCTGTGCCCGTGTCCTCCGGCTTTTCCAGTGCGCCTGATTCGTAGTCCATAACTTAGTTAGGCTGTACGATAAATGTGACGTTCAATGTGCCGCCGATCACAGCGGATAAAGCACCCTGAAACCCAATCGGGTAAAAGTGCCAGCCCACTGCGGGGGTAATCGTGCCGCCAATTGCGCCGCTTGCGTCAGAGAAAGCGATAGTCCCGGCACTGGTCGAGTTGACATAGAAACCTGTGATTTTCCCTTGACGTGGGGAAACAGTGCCCGTTGAGGTGAGAGTGACTGGTTGGCCGTGAATCATTCTAAATCTCGCTTTCTCTTGGAATTTGCCCGGATTATCTCTGAAATTGTCTGATTTTGGGGGAATTTTGGCACATCCGGCTTTTTAGGCGGTGCAATTTCTTGCATTACCTGACAACCATAAGAGAATCCATCACCGTAGTGCGATGCCCAATCATGCACGGGCTCGGATGCGAAGCTCTTGGTTTCGTCGTTGTACTCATATGACCATGATCGAAGCCCACCCAGCCCAGCCTCGTTATTATCAGCATGGAAACTGATTTTAGGCATCAATATACGCGCAGCATTCACCCTGTCTGCAATGCTTGTGCGCGGGACTAATCTAGTCTTGTCCCAACCGAATGCCAGTGCAAAGGTTTCTTCAGCGCTTCTTTTCGCTGCAAAACTCTTAGCCTTGGCATCGTGCGGGAGCCAAAAATGCCCCAATGCAGACTTACCATTAGCCCGACGGTATTTTGACAATCGTTTATTCAGCTTGTCGCACCATTCCTCTGCGTCAGTTCCCCACCCGCTATCCGAATCAATGATTTTGTAACCGTCATACGTGGGTTGCCAAAACCACCAGGTTGCCGTGTCTCTGCGTCCCAAGTCTGCGCTTATCTCAATATCCGCGCCATCAGGGTCGAATTTGCAGTCATTGGTAACCCGGCCTTCGCGTTCTGCTGTGGTTATCGCCTTTGCCAGAATAGCGCCAAGATTGGCCGCATCAAAGCTGCAAAGGTATTCCTGCTCAAACTTTGACGTGCCGTAATCCTCGCCAAAGTCGTTAATGTAGTTTTGTAGTTCATTCTGTATCTGCGCCTCGGTGAATACTTTGGTTTGGCGTACGTCAAGAATCTGCGCGAATGCTTTTGGGTCTTTTCTAGCCGCCTCAAGTGTTCTAAGAGCGTGATTGCGTCCCCGTGGTGTCGTGTTGAATATCTGCCATCCATCGTTCTCCAAAATGATAGGGCGAAGGTATGCCCTTACGTCTGGATTAGATAGCGCCCACTCAGAATAAACGATACCCGCTGGGGGAGACCCTACCAACGAATCAGGATTATCAGAACCAACCACTTGGATAACCGTGTCATTTAACAGGGTTAGCTTCATCTCTTGGTTATTGATCGACTTCCTGAGTTCGTGCGGGAATGCTTCGTCAATCCGCTTTTTTCCGGTGTGCGGGTTGATTGCATCCCAGATAGCTTTCCGCGCCTGGTTGTACTTTGGGAGCATGTACCAATACCCGGCAACACGCTCAAAGGATGCAACGGCCATGCGGTGCAGGCCCAATTCATCCTTACCACTGCGACGGTGCCAAACTAACTCAGCGTGCTTGCCGCCTTTTTCCAAATACTCCCATGCAGGGAGTTGGTAGTCACGCGGTTGCCAGTTGTTGGGGAGTCTAACTTTTGCCAAATCGGACAATCTCGACAGTGAGCGGGCCGCCGTTGTCGCCTACTAGCTCTTGGCGTGCCAGCTTAGGGATGTGGTATTCGACAACGGACTGAAACATCTCGAAAGCCTTGGCCGGGTTTGGTTGAACCCAATAGCCGTCCTCGTCTTCTTTCTTGATTCCGTCTGCCACTTGGTCAAGCCAGCCAGTGAGCCTGTGAGCGTTTCCATCAACGAATGATGCTATGGCCTGCCTTGCGTCTTGCGTAGCCTTGTTGGGCGTTCCTGTAGCCCTGCCGCCTGTTTTAATACCCTTAGCCATGTCATACCTCTAAAACTGTCTAGTTCAGATGCACTAATTATGGCACGCTTTATGCTTTAACGCGAAGTCAGGTTGGTGCGAATCAATGCAGCCGCCTGCGCTGCCGTGTTGGTCTGGGCTACTTGCGTCCATCCTGATTTCTCGGATGTGGTGCCATTCAGGTTTTGCACATAAACGTCAGTGCTAGTGCCTGCGTTCAGGAATTGTGTGATCTTTGCGCCTGCTCCGTCAGTGGTGAATTCGGCTTGCAGTTGGGCTTCGGTGAATGCCATGTGTAGCTCCTTTGGATTGAAAGATGATGGCGACCGAGCTCCCCCAATCCGACAAGTAAGGCCCTACAGCGTCACGCGCGTTCAAGTCTCTTTGCTTAACCATCACGACTGCGGAATGCGCACGTACACGTAGTTGGTAGGCTTTACTACCCGCTTACAGTTTGTGCTCACTCTCTCAGCTACGCCCGTTTGGGCATTCCGCATGCGTGATGGCCCCGAATTAACGGGACTGCCTATTTTACCGCTTCAATCGGGTTTTTGCTCATTTTTTGTGTCCATCTTACTTCCCTTTTTCCTGTTATCTAAAGTCCAAAGCGGAACAAGATTCGTATAGTGATTAAGCCTTACCACATCTTCCTCTGATTTTGCAGATGCTATTGGTATTACGTGGTCAATCTCCCACATGCTCCTGTTCTCCCAATTCATGCCTTCTTTGAATTTACTCTCAAGATGCAGTCGGAAAACCTCAATGGAGCAACCAAGTATTTGCGTTAACTTAGATTTCTTGGTATATCCGTTTTTTCTCAGCGATTCATTTACCCTGGCTCTTATTCTTCCAGTGATGCAAAACATAGCATCTTCAGAGCGCCTTTTTTTTGCGTAATCAGATGCCCGCTTTTTTTGAGCGTCTGACGTGCGGAACTTTTTACCGTATTCATTCCGCATCTTCCTCTTTTCATCGGTATTTCGTATTACTTTTTGTTTTTCAACGTAACTAAAAGACTTTGAGTAATTTTTCCCATATTGCCTTCGTTTTTCAAATTCCGCTACGGAAACAAAACGTAACCCGTTTGCACAACTTTTTTGCTTGCACAAGTAGACACGCCCAGTTTTTGGGTCAATGTCTCCTCGCTTCCATAATGTGGCTTCATCATTCATGCGTATATTGTACGCCTATTCCTTCGCATCACCTTCATTTCTTGCAGAGTATTTCGAATCCATTTCTTGCATCAGTCTTTTGCAATAAATGCTCGCGTCTAACAATTCCTCAAATAGATGTTGCAACCATTGGCGCTCTGTTAGCTGGTTTCCTGCCACCGTCCTGCCGTACTTCTTAATCCCGAGTTGTTGGCGATCAAGGATGTTTTTGCATACTTCCTGCTCTGTGTCTTTCATCCCTGTAATTCCTTTAGCTTGCGTTTGTAGGTTTCTTTAATCTCAATCAATTCTTCGCGCTGCCACTTATGCGGTGCACAATTGGATTCAAGGGCTTCGACACGTCCCAACCCGATTCTGGCAATGAGGCCGATTCGGTAGTCAACGGCACGTCCAGCCCCGTATCGGTTGCACACTTTCCTTTGTCCGTGAGCGTTATCTTCATGGAAACGTAAGTGGCTGGCGCTTCCTGTACTTCGGTAATGTCCACAATCAAAGCCCCCCCCAACTCCTTCAGTAGAAAGTACATTTCCACAGCAAATGCACGGCTGCTGATGATCTCGAAATCGTATGAAGGCATTGAAGGCCACCTGTGCTTCTTTAATTAAGTCCGGTATCCGTTTGATTGCAGCCTTCCGAGCTTTGGTGCGCTCTGCTTCTTCCTTCTTTGCAGCCTTTACTAGCCTTGACGCGCAAATATGGCTGCAAACGCGCTGCAATGGTCTGGCAGGGGTGAAGCTAGTCCCGCATTGCTTGCATGGTTTTTTATTTTGTGTCACGGAGAAACCATTCTTTTGTACTCTCTCCAAAATACTTCAAGCCAAAGCGTATTTGCAGCATCGCTACTAGGGTCTTGAGGAAATGATTTCCGCACTTCGTCTGTAGCTTTCGCCGCTGCTTTTTTACGTGCTTTTTCATCATCAACAGCGTAATAATTCATTCCGTGTCCCCTTTCCAAGCTGGCAACTTGACACCCCTGGCCGAAGCCGTTGCATACAAAAATTCAATCCATTCCGAAAACTCAGCCTTAGTGAACTTGCTGGTTCTTTGGCCCAACATGACCACGCCGCCATCCAGCCCCATAGCTAGGCGCACGGTTTCACGCTTAAATGCCGCAGTTAAAACGTCTTTCCAATCATCCGGTTCCATCTTGACCATGTGCCCGTTGATAGGCCAATCAAGCTGTTTGCTGAATTCCGTCAGTATCGGCCACATCAGGCGGTTTTGTGACTGACTGCGGGTTTCTGGCTTGATTGTGAGAATCCATCGGCGTGATGCTTGCATTGCAGTTGCAAGAAACGGGAACACCTGGGCCTTGATTGCGGCCCATGCTTGCTGGCGTGAGTGGAGTTCGATTGTCAATGATTCGGTCATGGCTTCATGCTTTCATCAATCAATCGCTTGACCCACCGACTGCCGCCCAACTCTAGAAACTGTTTGTGCTGGCGTATTGTCATTTTCACTGTGACAAGTTTGGTAGCTGGGTCAGCCGATGGCGGTCGGCCTGCCCCTTCGCGTTTACCGGCTTTCATTGTCCGATCACTTCCCAAACAGGGTTAGACGTATTTGGCTTTTTGCTGTGCCAAATAATCGTAGAACTTTTGTTTTTAAGGACTTCACGCAACGGAGCGCCTCGCATAGATTCTTCTGATTCAACCCATTCTTTCGGCTTTTCATCATTATTTGCAAGCAATGCCTGCAACCTATGAATTTCCGCTGCACACTCTCCGTGATGGTCTGCATCTGGCTCTTCATCAAATCTGCTCATTTTTTCCATCTTTCAAAAGTTCGCACTCATTGTTAATCATGTCTTGGATGGCGCACCACAATGCTTGCTGGTGTTTTCGCTCATCTTCAATGCCTCCGAATCCTTCCCTGTTTCTAATGTGAAGATTTACACAAGCAATCCCGTATTCATGGACTGCCTTCATTATTTGATCTGTAGCCTTCATGGTTTCCTTCCAATGGGGCCTAAGCCCCTTGATTTAGATTGCTTGCAGTGCGCTTTCAGGGAAGGCCATTTCGCCGCGACCAGCCTTGCCTGTGACTGGGTTGTAGGGCTTAACTTGCACAAGGGACTCGCCTGCTACTGTGCGATAGCCCAGAACGATGAATTGACCGAACTTTGCTTTTACGATTTGGTTTGCGTTGAACATTTTATTTACTCCGTTGCGTTGTTGATGTGTTGTAGTATATACGACAATTGCAAACACACAATAGATTCACAAAATTATTTTCTAGGTGTTTACCCTATGCTGGCACCTCACCATGAAAATAAACCATCCGTTCCGGTTTCAACCACGATGCCTTCACCGTAATCGCAGCGCCCAGGGGGTACGCCTCGGACTGGTCAATCTCCCTCACTTCCACCACTACGCCGGATTGCATGGCGAGAACTGATCTTTCGCCTAGGGTGTATCGGTGGCCTTGTTGTGCTTTGTCTATGTGTTTCATGCGATCAACCCCATTTGTTTGATATTTGACCACTGATCTGCCATTGCTTTTGCCAGTCCGCTGAATGTCTTGCTGCGCTCTTTCCATCTGTTTGGTCCAGGCGGCATGTAGTGGATGCGCTCACGCTCAGACTTCGGCAAAAGCATCATCTCGTCATAAACGTCGTTAGTTGCCTGGAGTAATGGTAGATCCTTTAGCCATAGACAGGTGGCCTTCTGCTCTTTGTGACCAAACATCCATGGCCGAACTGTTTGGCTAGGCTTCATCCATACGCTTGACATGATGCAAACAGGGTTTTCAATGCATATGCGCGGAATATCAGCTTTAGCCAGTAGCATAAAAAAATCGATTGCAGCCTGTTGACGTCCGTCTGCTTTCTTTTCTGCAAAGTGGCGTGAACCAGATACAGCTAGGTGAGTGCATGGTGGATGAGCAATCATCAAGTCCCATCCATCCCCAAGAATGTCGGTTACGTCACCATGGTAATGTGGTCCTGGTGCATCAGTTTGTAACAAGTCGCACGACATGGCATCGTGTCCAGCTGCGATAAAAGCATCGCGCACCGTTCCAGAGTATTCGCAGGCAACTAAGACTTTCATACCATCCCCCGGAAAACCGCAATAGCCCTATCCATTGCCGCCGCTTTTTGGGTTTGCTGTCTGCACTTGTAACCCGCTTTCAGGCGTTTGAGTTCGCTTATCACGCAATCCAAGCCAATCAAGGGCCTCGCAATAGTTGCGAAATGTCCAGATTGCGTAGTCGCGGTCAAAGTTTGCAATCCAGGCGCAGTGGTCGAGGATTCGTTGTTTGAGTTGTTGGTCATATGCTCGTCTCACAAATGTCGCCAGTCAGCACCAGCGCCTCGGTTATTTCTTTGATCGTTGGGGTTTTGTCGCCTGCTTTGATGCGTTCAAGGATTGCGACGGCTTGGTAATAGGTCATGCTGATTCCTTTAATGCAGTCTTTGCCATTTGCACAGAAGTTGGGTTTCTGCGAAGTCCACCAGCAACGTCGCGCAAAATCGCACGCGCCCATGCTTTGTGATCTACGCGAACCAATGGAGCGGCTTTTAAGCCCTCCAACACCTTCGCCGCTATCTCTGGGTTAACCGCAGGAGATGGAAGCATTACAGGCGCTTTTGATGGCGCTGTGCGGCATAGGCTGCGGAACTGTCTTGCGTTTGGTACGGAATCCGGCAAATTCTTAAGCCCCCACAAAATTGCCCGCTTAGCATCGTCTGAATGTAAAAAGTCACTTAAAGCGTCGGCCCATACGGTTTTTACATCCGTAATCGGCGCAGTTCCTAGCGACCTGTCCCAGGATGCCCCGTAGGTTGCGCCCATTACACTAAAAACGTGGTCAACCGCTGCAAGTGCGTTCATTGTTCAATCTCCAAAAATGGTGGGGTAACGTCGATAACTTGCCCAAGTTGATGCTTTTGACGGTCTGGATGAATGCGCCCTGTCTGCTCCTCCCATCTCGCAATACCCGCTTCTCTGTCGCGTTCTGCAAAGCTCTTAGCACCCTGACGCTGGACTGATGTTGGCCTCTGATCTCTAACCCAATTCCTCCATGTCGCCAGCCAATCAAGTTTTGCACCGTCCTTTCCTGCCTTCGCAACCCAATAATCCCTGAATCGCTCAAAAGTCTTTTCAGGGATTAGGTCGGGTCGTTCTGTTTGACAAAAAATAATCCACTCTTCTGGCATTTGAAAATCATGGGTTAAGCGCGTAGCGCGTTCTATCCCTTCCTTTCCCTTCCCTTCCCTTCCCTTCCTTCCTTCCCTTCCTTCCGCTTGCACGCGTGGCGACGCCACTTTCACGCGTGGAGGGATGATTGACTCAGACTCCCGATTGTTGATTACTTGGTGACTTTTGAATGATGGAATCTCGGCATATTCCCTCCCATCAACTTCATAAATCACAATCAATCCAGCCGATTCAAGCTCATCCGCAAGCAGTTCAATGCTCACAGAATCAGCAGGAAGGTAACGCTGTTTCAAAGTTCCCTTGCGCCAAGATAGCAGCCCTTCGCGGTCAGCTTCACACCACAATGACACGTAAAAGAGGCGTGCAAGTGGCGTGAGTGACGTGATGTCTTCACTGGTGAAGAACTCTGGTTTAATGGTTCGTATTCTCGCCATGTAAATTCCTGTGCGCCCATGTATTAAAGAACTACCGTCAGGTGCAGGGTTCACTTTTCGCAAGGCTCATGACTTCCTTGCTAGACGGGTTCTAAGTTTCTATTTTAAATGTTTGTCACTCAGAAATCAACGATCGTTAACCTAAATTTTGTCCAGCCGTTCAATAGCAGCGCTGTCCGTGTAGCCATCTGGATAACGCTTTGCCAGCTTTTTAATGTTGTACTCCATTGCATCTTCAAGCGTGAACCCATTTTCAGTCAGCAGCGCTGTGATATAGAAAAGCAGGTCGCCGGATTCTTCGAGGATATTTTCGCGGTCTAGCTCTTTGCCGTAAATCCACGTTTTCTTAACTGCATCTAGAACTTCGCCAGCTTCACCAGCAATTCCAACTGCGGCATGAAGCGTTCGTCCAATATGGTCTAGTGGTTTGATGAATAGGCGTGATACGTGGTTTTCAAATTGTTCGTTAATCATGGTTACTCCAAATAAATCAGGCTGATCGCTTTTTACAATTTTTGAATGAATGGTCAGCCGCTTGCCATTCATCTTCTCTAAGCACTTCGGGCCTATGGGATGCGACCCAACCCATGCAGCGGCCTTTTCCATTGGCCTACAGCACATTACGCAGTTCACTTGAATGGCCGTCCTATTATTTCCTCGACGATTCTTAGTGCTTCAGCTTTTGCTTCGTCTACCTGTCCGCAAACAATCAGGTGGTCTACAAAATCAAATTTACTGTTTTCATTTAAATTGCGCGACTCAAGTTCATCTAGAAGCTCTTGATCGTCAAAGTCACTCAGGTCAATATCTACGTCGACCTCTGTATATACAGTTTTTTGCATGGCTATTCCTTATGGGATATGACTGCCTGTGTGGTACTGCACGCACTTTTCAATCGTCCGAATATGGACTCCGTAAGCCTTCGCCAGCGCTTCATTGCTCAGGTTGTACCGGATGTAAGTCCGAAGGTTCTCCCGTTGCTTTGCTGCGCTTCGGATAGAAACGATGTCAATGTCTAGCAGCTTGGTTTGCGGTAGCTCCTGGCCCCGTAGGGCCATTGAACGGGCGCGGCTTAGGTATTCACCGCGCTCTAGCCGCTTTTCAGGGCGGTTGGTTTTCATGCTGCAAACAAGTCGTTTTGATCGTCAGCCCGTGAAGCCTCTTCAAGGTTTCTGCAGGCAATATCGAAATATGACTTTTTCAATTCAGCCCCGACAAACTTGCGCTTGCTTTTCAGGCTTATGTAACCCTCAGACCCAATCCCGGTAAAAGGCGAGAAAACCAAGTCGCCTGGATTGCTCCAAAGCTCCACACATCGTTCAATTACGTCAAGTTGGAGCGGGCAAATATGACGCTCTTCGTCTTTTTCCTTCGCCAGTTTGTAATTCAAAACGTCAGTCTGGTCGATGTCAAACCAAACCGGGGAGGCGTAACGCTGCCAAACTGAAATCGAGTAAAGGCGTGTTCGCTCTTCGTCACTCCGTGCGCGTCCCCAATCTTTCGACTGTGGTGCGTTGTAGCTGCTACCAACGTAGTCAAAGAACCGCTCCCCACCACGGGTAACAGCGTCCCATTTATCTTCGTCTGCCCACTTTCGCATGACGATGATGTAATCAGCCATTCCTTGACGCGATGCGCTTGAATCCTTGCAGAGTTGCTT